AGACTCCAAGTTAACAGCAACCGCTACTACAGAAGAGTTGCAGTTAAGAACATCATGTAAGCTAGATGCTTATATTTTTCAAAGAGACTCCTTAGGGGGTCTCTTTTTTTATCTAAATATTTAAAACGTATATAATAATGACTGCAACAGGTTTTAGAAATCAAGTAAAGAATAAGAACTTCCTAAGCCCTACTGGGTTTAAGTTTATTTTAAATCGTGCTCCTAAGGTAGTATTCTTTTCTAACTCAGCAAATATTCCAGGTTTAACTTTAGGTACTACAGAACAATCAACATACTTAACAGATATCCCTGTACCTGGTGACAAGATACAATTCCAAGATTTGAGATTAAGATTTTTAGTAGATGAAGATTTAGAAAATTATCTAGAGATACAACACTGGTTAAGGGGACTTGGTTTCCCAGATAGTTTGAAAGAGATATATGATTGGCAAAGTAGTAATCCAAATGCACCAGATGGAGAATTAAATTATACTTGTGATGGAACATTAAATGTTCTCTCCAGTTCCAATACACCAAATTTTAAAGTTAAGTTCTTGGATATGTTTCCTGTTAGTTTGTCTGATTTAGATTTTGATGCTACTGATAGTGATATAGATTACTTGACAGCAGATGTTACTTTTAAGTATACTATATACAACATTACTGATTTAGACGATAATATTTTATGAGTATTACTCTTGAAACTCTTCAAGAGATGTGGGAAAAAGATTCAAAAATAGATCCAGATAATCTACACATAGAGTCCTTAAATATCCCCTCTCTACATGCAAAGTATTTTGATTTATATAATACACTTTTTCTACTAAGAAAGAAAGCAGAACAGCAACGTAAAAATATTAAACACGAAAGGTATGAGTACTTTTCTGGTAAGGCAGATCCAGAAGTTTATATAAAAAATCCTTTTCCAAAGAAGATAAGGGATAAAGATACAATGCAAAAGTATATGGATGCAGATGAAAAACTGTCCACTACTTCATTAAAGATAGATTATTATGATACCATGCTTGTCTATATTGAAAGCATTTTAAAAGTAATTCAGAATAGGACATATCAGATAAAAAATGCAATAGAGTATATGAGGTTTACTTCTGGATTGGGATAATAAATCTAGACTAAATAATAGCAATTGAATATATTATAGTGAAATTTAGCGTACAAAATCCTCCTCAGTATGGGTGGTTGGAAGGAGAATTAGAAAAAGAAAATGTAGAGTTTCTTTGGGAACAAATAAAAAATCATCCAAATAAAGATCATAAAGGTAGATTAATAGGAAATATAAGTGAAAGTTATGCTTTGGAAGATAAGGATAATTATTTTCAAAATGAAGTAATTCGTCCTTTAGCTGTTGCATACTTTCAAATGAGTGGGAATAAACATCCCATGAAAAATTATCATGAAACTTTAGAAAATTACTCATTAGATTTAAGTACTTTTTGGTTTAATAGACAAAAGCAAGGTGAGTTTAATCCATATCATGATCATGGTGGAGTTTATTCTTTTGTTATTTGGTTAAAAATTCCATATGATTTTAAAGAAGAAGTAAAATTACCACAATTTAAAGGTACAAAACCAGATGATATAAAAGCAGGATGTTTTGAATTTGAATATTTTGATATTTTTGGAAGAGTAAGTCAATATACTATTAACTTAAATCCTCAATGGGAAAATAGAATTGTATTTTTTCCATCAATGTTTAGACATTGTGCTTATCCTTTTTATTCTACAGATGAAACTAGAGTTTCTGTATCTGGAAATCTTTGGTTAAACACTCAAAATGTAATAGATTGATTTAAATAATTATAAATTGCTTTTATAATCGTGACTAAAACAGCTAATGTAGTAATAAAAAAATCTAATGAAGTATATCTCAAAGTAAATGCAGAACCTCATATTGAGTATGAGTTAAGAGATCACTTTACCTTTGAGGTAGAGGG